CATCAAAATGTCTTTCTTGAAAGAACTGTACGGCATCATCAACCAAATCTTCTATTTGTTCATCCGCAACGTTAATCTCCAAAACTGGCGCTCCCAGTTTTCTCTTACAGTAATTTATTAATTCTTGTCTACTAGATGGTTGCGCCATTTATCTAATATCTCTAGAAACTATTTATGGTGCAGATGAAACGCCTGGTTTGACTAATATATTTCCCTCAATTAGTCTATAAACTGTAGAACCAGAACTTACTAGTACATCATAAACATATCTACCTTCTTCCAACAATCTTGTTGAAGTTGATCCCAAAGATATTTGTATTTTTCCCCCAGCAGCACTTGTAAATCCAACTGCAAAAGTTGCATCAGGATAACCTGTGGATCCAATAGAAACACTTTTTGTCATTTGGGATGATCCTGTCCATCCCTGAAAATTTAATGGAGTTCCATTTGGATTTTTAACTGTAAAAATGTTTTTAAAAGTCGCTCCACCATTAAGAGTTAGATTTACAGCATAAGGAGTTCCTGACTCTGTATCAAAGGTTATCGTGCTGTTTGCCATTTGAAACTCCTAACTGGGACAATACTTCTTGTTGCTTTAAGTAAAGTTTATAATATGACTTGGCAATATTTTTGATATAATCAATATCATCAATACTATCTATTTCTTGAGCAACTTTAAAATATTCAAAACTTTTGCTTAAATTTTCAAGTTCTATTTTATCTGGATTCATTAACCAAACTCCTTAGTAAATTTTTTATTTCATTGAGATCATCCTTTATATTAGCAACATCAGACTCAAGATTTTGTATTTTTTGATTCTCTTCACTTTTCATGTTTTTTCTTGAAACATATTCTTGATATTCTGACATATTTCTATTCACTATTGAGTTTGTTTTTGGGTCTCTATAAAGGTGAGTGTGACCTTCTACTTTTAAGTAACTCATTTTATGCAAGTGCGATTACTCTCAGATCCTTCATTCTAGGAACATAAACTTGATTCGTTGAAGTCATGATAAGTTTAATTCTATATGATTTGAATGATGGTAGGTTATCTGCAGTAAATACATACTCTTTATATTCAATTTCTGCAGGAGAAAATCCTACGTTTATAGATGGTGGAACATAAGAATCAGATAATCCATCATTATTTGCAGAGTCAATAACCTGACCCCTTTCATTCAAGTTGTTAAATCCAGGGAATGGAACATAGATTGGTGTGAAGTTTTCAGTTTGACTAATAGCGTAGAAAGCTCTTATGTTGGAATAAAGATTCACATGAGCATTAACTAAAATCTTTATAGAAGTAGCTGGATTCTCTAAAACAATCTCTTTTGATAGATATTGGAAAGCAGTTGGATCATCAGAAATAGAGTTAACTCTGTTATCAGTAGAATAGTTTGAAATAACACTATTGACTCTGTTAGAAGTTAAAATAGTGCTAATTCTCTGAGTATCAAGAACTGGACTTACTCTAGAATCAACAGAATCAAGATTGATTCTTAAATTCATTGACTTATTACCAGGAAGAGTTCCTAGTTTATTAGTTTCGTTAATCTTAGAACAAATTATTCTTGGACTTGACAGATAATTTGTTTTGTTTAGGGAAACTGTTTCAAATCCTTGATCAACAAATGGAATCTCATTTCCGCTGATACTAGAACCACTTACAGTTCTAACTTCTGCACTAATTGAAGTGCCTTGAACGGTTAGATTTTGTACAACAGGAGTAATTAATTCAAAAGGAATATTCTGAGTTGCTTTAATACTATATCCACCTGCAGATTTTGTTTGGTTCATGTACAGTTTTGGATAACTTAATCCATCAGATCTACCAACACCACTTGATCCCATATCCAATTTAATATTATATGAATCAAATGTGATAGGATCAGAAACAGTTACATCATCTAAGTTGTGCGTCTTATTAATTCTTCTAAGAGAAACGCCACCAAGTTCATATTTGTAAACTAATGTTCCTGCTGGATAATTCTTAGCAAGTGTTCCATCAACTGATCTTGAAATGGATCCTCCAAGAGTTCCTGACGATACTGAACTGTAGGAAATAATTTCATCCCCAATTAGAACATAACCCAAGTTTGTAGTTCCAACTCCAACATTTTCAAATTGTTCAAAGTTTGCTGAACTATCAATAGAAATTGGTGAAGTTGATGTTGAATCATAAGCAACACTGAGTTTAGTTGGAATGATATCCGACTGTACATCTGAGATCGTTACAAAATTCTGATCAAAATACATGCCATGATTCTTGTGGTTAACAACAATGTGAAGACCATCAGATACAACATTAATATTGGAAATTTGGACATTTCCGCCAGAAGCATTATTTAATGTTGTAGTAACACCAAGACTGTTGATGTACTGTACAGTGTTTCCGACACCAGAAACTACGAAGTCACCTTGAACATTATCTAAAATAAGTTCATTAGTGCTTGCAATAGAAACAACTGATAGTCTTGCATTTGTTCCTAACGAATTTGCTCCGATTGTACCAATTCCAAGAACATCTCCAGCAACATATCCAAATCCAGATTCAGAAACTGTTGCGGCAACAGCAACTCCATTGGTAATGGTAATATTTGCTTTTGCGTTTCTTCCACTTCCGGTAATGTTTGTAAGAGGAACACCATTAAACTGGAAAGTACCTGATGATGGGGTATATCCAATTCCTGCATTGATGATGTTTAAAGTTCCAGTTGCAATACCAGCATTTCCTACGTAGTTTGCAGTTGCATTTGTTCCTTGCTGCAGAATTGTATTTCCTAAAACAAGACCACTATCCTGTAAAGTGGATCCAAGTCCAACTCTAACTCGTCTGGAGTTGAGACTTAGAGAGTTTGGAAGCAATGTTGCAATTTCATTATTTCCTTCAGATAATTCGGGACTATAGAACTCTACTGAACCACTTGGTACAAATTCTGCTCTGTATAGAGTGAATTTCAAATCTTCCCACTGACTTGGTTCCCAAGTAGAAGCATTCTGAGACTTGAATAGTGATCCAAGATATGGTTGGTTAGAAATAAATGTTTGAGTAATTAAATCGGTTTCCCCAATTCTTGAAATGTAAACACTATATTTTGTTGAAAGAGATGCTAGACATATGCAATATTCAGTGCCACCCTCAAGATAAACAGGTGCTTTAAAGTTAAAGGTGGTTGGAACTGATCCATCTGCAGAAACATTTACCTCAGATGGATTCAAAATAACTTCCGAGAAAGGAATTACTTTCTGTGTTGGGAATCCTCCCTGCATTGTTCTGAGTTGGAACGTTACAGGTATGTCAAGATCGTCTTTAGAACTGAAGAAAACTTCGCACTTGGTTAAAAATACACCAGTTTCATCTTGAACTAGGAAAGATTGTGCAAGAGGGTCATACCACTCAACAACTGATCTCTCTCTTTGTATTGTAGAAATTGTATTAGTTGCTACAACTTGTGTTCCAGTTGTTCTAGCAGTTGCTCTTTCTTCAAATTCTTGTTTATTTTCAATTCTAGCATTTCTTACAGAAATGATGTTTTCCTGTACTGTTTCCAGAGTTCCACTGGATACAAATCCTTCTTCAGCAATTGTTGTTGCACTATTTTGGTCATTAATATTATTATTAACCAAAGTAAATACTTTATTTCCAGTTTCAAATCTTGGGTTGTTTGTTACGTTTGGATTTGGAATGTAAAAACTACCAATTAGAGTCGCTGAAATATCAGAAATTAGTCTTACATTAGTAATAGTTGCTTGGGCACCACTAGTTTGACCTACAAGAATCATGTTGGGTTCTACCCAACCAGAGAATCCACCTTCAGGTTGATTTGATAATGAGAAGGTATCAATATTCAATACTGTGGAAGTTGATGAATATGTTGAAGGTAGACTTTGAGAATTGTATGGATTAGTTAAAAATACAGTTGATGGGTTATTGTATATACCCTCTTTGTGATTAGATTGTGCAACTCTAAATGTAATTCTTGGGTCTGTATTTCTTGAATCTACGGGCAAAATTCCAGTGGGTCTTGATCTTCCAATGACAGTTTCGCCAACCTGGAAAACTCCAGAAACCATATTGATTTCTAAAAGTTTTGGAACACAGAAATTGGTAACATTTTGTCCATCAAAGAATGCATACAACTGAGTTGATGGTTTAACTCTCTTAGCAACAAACTGAATATTTCTTGATCTCATGAATGAAATCAAGTTTCTGCTGATGATTCTATCGCCTGCAGATGTATTGTCAAATTGCTCAGAAACAACAGTTCTTAATCCAGTTCTTGTCTGAATTCCTGTGTCTCTTACTTCTCTTAAAGTATCTTGAACAACAGTATCAGTCACTGTTTGGGTGAAAGATCTACGTTGACCTCTACCTCCAGGTCCTTGAGTTTCAATATCACCACCGCCACCAATGGTTCTCTGTCTTGTTGTCTCAACTACTTCTTGACCAGTCCAATTTGTTTCCCAAGCATTCCAAATAGTTGGTGAAAATCCAGTTTGGGGATCTACGTTAAGAGTTCTAGAAGCTAATGCAAGAGTCTCTGCATAATTTCCTTCAGAATTGATAATTTTTGCTTCTAATCTAACAGTATCTACCCAAGTATCTGATGCTGGAGTTAACTCCATAGATCCTTGCCAGAAACTTACCAAGAATGGAGTAACACTTTCTGTTCTAGTTGCAAAAGTCTGTTTTAACCATTCTAGCTCAGAATAATTTAGTGTTACAGCATCCCCTGTTTTCTTGACATTAGTGCCTTCTATTGAAGAAAATGCCAGATCTCTATTTGGATCTACATTAGTTACTGGTCCAGGAATTAAATCAATAGAATCAGTATAGTGCTCAGGTCTGATTTCTTTGTTTCTTATGTCAATACTATTCTTAAATTTGACAGAATCTTCTTGAGCAAGAAGAGAAGTAAAATTATCTACAAAGAATCCAGACTTAAATCTATTAAGACCAGAAGAGTCTGGAACAAACAAATTAGAAGTGTTTGTTTCCAACAATGAAAGCGCAGTATAATATTCTAAGTTTTTGATTCTATTTTCAAGTTGCTTAATGTCAACCATTCTATATCTCTTGTGCTCCAAGAATGTCAATGAAGCTTGAGAGATGTTATAAAGGTATGGTGGCAATGCAATTGATGCAATTTCTAATGCATCATCAACAGAAACTGGTTTTTCTGGTTTTTCTGCTGGAGTTCCATACTTAATTTGGAACTTACCATCTTTAGTCAAATAAACTCTGTCAATTCTTCCAAGGTAGAATGAGAAATTAGTTACGATTGATTCATTTGCTGCTAAAATATTCGCTGCAGAATTTCCAGAAGAATTGAATGTTCTTCCATAAAACTCAAGTGGAGATCTTGAATTCTGGGAAACTGTATAATTAGAAACTCTTGGTCTTATGTCAATAATATCAGTATTTCTAATTGAGTTTACTGTTTGAATTTCTTTTCCATAATCAAATCCATCATAGGAGTTTACAGTTGTAATATCTCCATCATCAGATGATTGATAATAACCATTTGAGAAATATACTTTTATTTTTCTACTTGGTTCTTTTGAATCTAATTTTCTAGTTATGAATCCATAATCATAGAAAGATACATTTTGACCATTATCATAGGTATAATTAAATGATATATTAAAACTTGGCGTATTTAAAGTAGTAACAACTGCTTGAATATTGGACTCTTCAAATACTACAATTTCACCTTCTCTGAAGTTGGTATTATTTTTTGTAATGAATGATATTTGAGAATCTGATAATCTTTCCGCACAGATAGCACTAGCTCCACTGGTTTGTCCAGTGAACATTTCACCAATTATAATATCAGATGTTTTGCCCGTAGGACCAGTAATTGTGGATAATACAACTGTTGGTGCCGATGGATTTGATGTGTCTGGAGACTCATAGATTGCATGAATCTGGATAACATCAGGAACGTTTAACGAAATGTTTTCATCCTGAACTCTTGTTCCATATGGATAGTTGCCATATTGTAATCCATCATTTAATGTTGTGGAACCTATTCCAGATGACTCATATTTTGATTTGTCAATTATTAGACTATTGACTCTATTTTTGATTTTTACTTTTGATTTTGGTTTAATCTTCTTCAGGGTTGTAACTAGAGTTGCTCCAGTATCATTTGAACCTAGATTATAAATTTGAAGTTGTGTTGAACCATTAGTCAGAGAAACTTTATCAGAAGTTAGAGTTTCTGTTTTTCCATCAGATCTAATTAATAGATATCTCTCTGGATCAAAAGGCAAGAATGTTTCATTTGTTCCAGATAAAACATTTGTTGATAACTGATTATCTGTGATATTAACAGTATAAGACTTTCTAATGGTTAATGACGCATCAGTTAAATCTATTTCAGATATATTTGATTTTGGTAGTTTAGTAAAGTATGAATTATCTAAAGAGGTCTCTAAGTTAGTTTCAATAACTTTTAAGTCTGTAACTTGTAGAGTCGTGGATGGAAGACCTCCCTGACATACACCAAAAACAGTTGCTACACCAGAAACAGTTACCTGAGTCGTTCCGACACTAACTACTGATACAAAAGATGGGTCTGATGTTGATTGGTTACTAAACTTTAGAAGATTACCAACTTTGAGTCTGCCGGGGAATAGTGGATTTGTGCTAGTAATTGTACTAATCCCCAAAGAATTGTAAGCACTAATTGTAGATACGCCAATTAGAGTTGAATCTGATTGGATTGTGTCTGCAGTAAATGTAGATGCAGATCCGACAATACCATAAACAGACTTAATATCAGAGATTCCGTAAGAGGTAACTGCTGTAGCAACTCTACTATTTTCAATTCCATTAAAAATGAAGGGTTCGTTTGTAGAAAACTCTCCGGTTTTTTCATATACTGTTAAAGCAGTTCCTGCAGAAACAGAACTATTGAGGAATGCTGTTGCTCCACTATACTTTCCCTTTATAAAAGTTGGGACCGGTAATGTAATTGGTTCGTTTAATGTGATTTCTGTAATTGTTTGAATATCATAGAGTGAAATATTCCACTCATTCAGTTGTGGATTATTTGAATTGTATGATCCAGAATCTAACTTAAAGTCATATACTCTAGCGAGACCAATTTCTTTTCCAGGTGAGGAAATTGAGTTGACGCCAACTCTAGAATTTCTTAGACTTAAAATATAGGTATTTCCTATTCCAACAGTTGGTGCTCCATAAACTCTGTTTAGTTTTAATGTAGAACCTGTATTATAATTGATTGATTGGTTTGTTAAAGTTTTTGTGGTCCTTGGTTTTGGTACATCTAGAAAAGTTGGACTAATAGTTTCAATTTCATATCCTTTAACAAAAGCTTTTCCTGGAGATACTTGATATAGTGCAAGATCTTCTGAAGGAACTGATCCACCATAGGTTAATTGATTTGCATTAAAGACACCTTTATTCCCAAGATTGTCATTTAAAGATTCTTTAACTGCCAGATCAAATGGATTTACGTAGTAGTCTCCAGACTCTGAGTATGTTCTTCTTGCAAGCTCATCCTCAAGAATGCTATAATCTGTAGTTTTCTTTTGTGATCTTAGAACACCATCTGTTATTGTAGCAAGTTCAATAAAATTGTTATCATCAAAATCATCTAAACTTTTTTTAAATAAAGATGTTGTAATTTTTAGTCTATCTGCTCCAGGAGCAGCATAATTATTAAATCCATTTGAATTATCATTTAGAAGAGGATCAAGATCTGAATTAATAATTTCTTCTGTGATTAGAAGACCAACTCTGTAACTTGGTTTATTGCTGTACTGATCTAGAAGTATGGTTTCGTCGTTTACATTTAAGAATTGCCCTTTTGCAAAATAAATTCCATTAGATATTGAGAATGCTGATCCAGTGGAAGTTGAATTTGCTGAAATTGTTGAAGCAAAAGCTTCTCCAGACGCAATAATAGTATTTGCCGAACTTATAGTTATGTTTGAAGAAAGAAGTTCTCCATCAGAAAACTGAAGTGTTGCATTATCTTGAGAGTTTGATCCAAGATAGCTTATATAAAGAGTTGTATTTCCCCTCTCAGATTCGTTAGATAAAATTATTTTATTAACGACTGCAGTTACTCCGGAGGTTAATCCCGTTATTTTTGCACCTATAATTTGATTAATATAATCTGAAAGAGGAACACCTAGATAATTATTTTCTAGTTCTACTGCATAGTATGAAGAACTATACGCAGTATTACCTGGGATTACTTTTGCACCCTCTTTAAAAAAGTGCTGTCCAAACTTTTCTATTTGGTTTTGGAGAATTGACTGTAATGTTGTTAATTCTCTAGCTTGGACAGGATAACCTGGTTTAAAAAGAACTTTATAATAGTCATTATTTGCATCAAAATCGTCAAAATATGGTGCTACATTGAGATTTGTTTCCTGTGACATAATTCTTTAGAACTGCAAAATGACTTTGATATCTTCTTTTTGACTGGTTGATCTTGTGATTGAAGGTCTATTGTCCACGTAAATAATATTTCCAGAGTATTTTTTAACCTCTGGTTGTGCTACACCTTGACTAAAAGATTGACCTAGGTAGTATGTTCTATTATTTATTACGGTAGAAATACCTGTAAATGATGTTTGTATTGATAAAGTTGTAGATCCGCCAAGAATACTTATAGAACCTCCACCGTTTGGTGATGATGTAAATCTGTTTAATTGGAATCCATAAACAGGATTTGTATTTTGGGTTCCATTAGTATTAAATCCTGCAGTTGATCTATCTTGCCAATACTTTAAAACGCCTGTTGTTTGGTCATATGAAATAACTCTGCCAACTGCGGTGGATCCTACTCCAATGGTTTGTGTGATAAAAGAGTCTGCAGTAAAGGTTGCAGAACTATAACCTGCTCCTGCTAATTTCAGAGCGTAAACTGCACTTGCTTTGTCTAAATCTAAATTTTGAGTAGAATTATATGCTTCTGGATTTTGTACGATTCCAATTCTAGCAATTTGATTTCCAGTTATAAAATCAGGATTCTCTGAGTCATTTTCTATTCTTGAATAAATCAGAGCATTTCTAGCACCCAATTCTCTGTAAATATCTGCACCATGTCCTCCCTGAGGTGGAATGATTATATTAAAAACTGGACTTGTTGATCCTGTTGGAACATTTCCTGAAACAAGATCCAAAGTTCCAAAGGTATATCCAGACCCCCCAGAGGAAATTGTTACTGATTCTACTTTTGAATTATTATTAATTACAACAGTTGCCTCTGCTCCAGTTCCATCTCCCTTAATCGGAACTCTAGTGTAAGTTCTATTTGCTGTTCCTAGACCAACGCCCCTATTAGTAATCGTGACAATTTTTAATTGTCCACTTGTGGCAGCATTATCTCTGACAGCAGCATTGTCAGTGCTAGTTTCCCAATCTGTTGGGACTGGCATGAAGTTTGTTGAGTCAAATTTTATAATATCGCTTGGTTTGATTGTATAAAGATATTTCCAAATATACCCATCTCCACTTGTTCCAGCTTCTCTGGGTTCTAAATCTGTAAAAGTTGGTTCATCTAAAGATGCTCTTCCAGATGGGTTTTCTGGATTAGTTCCATTTTGGAGGCAGATATAAACTTTATAATCAGAATTAACTACATAATAATTTGCATCATATAAACTGATCGCATTTGATGGTTTTGATGGATTTTCTGCTTTTATATCATGTCTATACATATCATAAGTAACTCCAGATTGCCAGGTTACTTTTCTAACAACCTGTTTGACATCGCTGGAGTTAACTTTTTTGAGAGCAATCATTGTATCCCAATAATTATTCTCCTCATCAAAATTATCTCTTGGATCTGGTGGAGAAATATCCCAAGTGGAACTCACTTGAGTTGGATTTGGGAGACCTACAAAAGTATAGTATGAGTTGCTAGTGGATGCTACACTAGCAACAAATTCTTTTGCATTTAATATACGAAGTTGATCAGTTATGATTGCTGACATTTTACAGAGTTTTTTATCTATTTATTTAAGAATAATTGATATATTTTAGAGGTGCCACTCTATTCAAAATAGCGGATGTTGTAATTCCAGTTGATCCATTTCCTGTATATGCATTAAATGCTTTTGGATCAGTTCTATTCCCCAATACAATTCTTCCCCAAGAGAAGTTTCCAAAGAATGAACTATTACCTACTCCTGACAGTCCATTATAATTTGAAACACCAGTTGTAACTCTAGTTACATATGTTAATGCAATTCCTGGAACAGAAGTTTGTGCTATGGAAACAGATGCTACCTCATAAACATTATCTAAGAATTGAGTTCCAATTCCCAAAACAGAATTGTTTTGATACAATGAAGTTACTCCATTGCCAATATTGCTGTTATTAACAACAAAATAGTAACCAGTTTGAATACCACTTACTGTTGCTGCTGCAGAAACTATTGAAGTATCTCTTAAGAAAGAGTTTTGTGGAATGTAGAAATCGAATACAATTCCTGTAGAAGCAACTCCAACAGAAACTGTTGAAACGCCTACAATCACACCAAAATCTCCTGCGTAAGATAGTGAAGTATTGACTTCATAAATTGTTTCAGGAACTTCGATAAGAACTTGTGGTGGATTTGTTGTCGTATATCCAAGTCCAGGCGAAGTTATCGTTATTGAAGAAACTGTTCCACCAACGGATATTGTTGAGGAAGCAGAAGATCTCATAGTTGTTCCAAATCCAATTGGATTTCCAATAGTTACTGTAG